AAGTTAGCGTTACATAAATAATGGGAACAGTTGCCGCCGCACCGAGAAGAACCAAGGGAGTGGCCCCAACAATAGCTTGGCAATCCTTCCTACCCGCAGTTCCAGGAATTGCAACCGCAGTTGTTACAATAGAATCAGCAGTAACAATGCTCAAGGTATCACCATCCACAGCATCATCTGTGGCAATAGTACCATGGCCGATAGTCATAACTACTGTGCCACCAGCAAACAGTGTACTAACCTCCAAGATAGCGGCATCTATCCTGTAAACCTTTGTTTTGGGAAAAGAAAACAAGCCTGTATGCCTGTCATCCATGATGTTATCCCCACCATTTCCCTCAAAAGTAAAAACTTTAGAACTCATCCAGAAAGGACTAGGACGAACATCATCCCGTTGGTCAGTTCTGCGCATGTCTACAAATTCATTAGCCATCTTTAAACTCCTTAATTTTAATTTTTAAATTCTAACTATTAATGAATAACGCTGTATTCCATCCAAACTCGAACCGCCGCAGTGGAAGCCGCATTGCCTTTTACAACTACCAGGATTATAGACCCTGGATGAGCATTGAAGTATTTTCCCGCTGAATAAGGAGAATTGCCATGTTTTAACATGCTTCTCATTATAATGGTTCCATCTGGATTTATTTCAGCATCTTTTAAAAAGGCCTCTGGCACTGAGCCTTCTCCATTTCCTTGATACCCTAAGGTTAATTGAGAAGTATTGCCATAAGGACTAATTAATTCCACCTTTGTCTCGTGGATAAAGGTGTATCTGGGAACATCAATCATAGGATATGTCCCATCAGATAAATTAGTGTGGATCTGGGATTTTGCCAGCCACCTATTTTCGGCCCTATCTATGTGCCATTTTCCTGCTGTCATGATTTTTACCTCATTAAGATTAAGAAGCTAAGGGGCCAGCGGCGGATAGGAAAGTGATTATTCCATAGTCTCCGTGATCTTCCCCAGTTGTATTTTTAATAAAACGAGTCTTTTTAACTCCGAAAATGCCCCCGCCGGAAACTTCAGTCCTTGCCCCATGGTCAAGTTTTTCAACGTTAAAGGACATGACAGTTGATTTGCTATCTCCAGCTCCACCCCAACCCCATACAGCAGATTGTGCACCGAGCAAGATGTTCCGGTAAACTTTAGTCAAAATGCCAGAGCTAACACTGTAATCTGTAGTATTCTCCCTAGTGTAAATATCTTCACTTTTTGATACCAGCAAACCATTGTATTCGAATTCTACTCTAGGGTCACCAAATTTTTGAGCGGCCCTAAGCATATCTCCCCATTCTCCAGGATTGATGTTAGTTCTCAACTGGTCAAATACAAATTTGTGTAAAATAACTCTGTAAAAATTTCGCCCATTAACAACAATTGGGCGAACTCGAAAGTTATTTGAACCACCCACAGGAGTTTCAGCTCTCTGTTTAACTCCGTCAAGAAAAGAAAGAGTCAGTTTGTCCCCTGAAGTCAAAGCAGTTTCAGCTCCACCCCCAACACTAAGTAGGTGGTTAGTATCAGGTTCTACCGGCACAACTCCGAAAGATTTACCTCCAAGTTTTGCAAATTCAGAAACCATCTGAGAATTGCCACACAAGTGATGGAAAATGTACTCATTCAAAAACCTTTTCCACCAATCCTGCATTCCATCTTTGCCCTGTTTCATCAGGTCATATGGAACCCTTTGAACATCAATGTCTTGGCCAATGTCCACAGATTTTCTAATCTTATCAATGGCAAGTTTAAAATCACGAAACCTCATTTGCTCTGCTTTGCCTACGAGGGAATCTCTGCCAACAGTTGCAGTTCCTTCTAAATCAAGCCTAATTCCAAAAGTGATTTCATCTCCCATTCCTTTTACCAACTCAGTTTTAAGTTGAATGGGGGCGGAATCACTGGAACCAACAAGGGAAGGAAATTCAAACCCCTGTTGCACTACAGTAAATAGTTCTTTTGACCAGCGTTTTCTGGTCAGATTGTCAGTTGTGTCAATAGTTGTAACAGCCATTTTTTACCTCACTCTGCAAGTAAATTCCCAGCAAGATATTTATCTCTAATCTCTTCGGGAACTTGGGATAATTGGGATTCAGACATGGCGTCCAGCCTTTTCATAGTCCAGGAATTGTTTCCAGATACTTCAAGGCTTGCGCTTGCATTTCCTAAACTTGGTGGTGCAATGGATGCAGTCTGAGTTTTAACTTCTTTTTTAACAGTCTCCTCGGCTTTCGGAGATTCGTAATAATTAGCCGTTATTTTCTCATAATACCAAAGAAGAGGATTGGGCTGGGCCATAATTCCTCTATATACTGCTTGTTCTGCTTCAGTTTGGGAAACTCCATTTTCCGTGGCAAATGCTCTTCCATAATCTCGGATGATTGCATTTTGATTTTCCACGGAAAGAACTTCTTCAAACCCAGGGAAATTTGGATTAACTAGCATGACTTGATATAAGTTGTTTAGGAAATTTTCTTGCAAAGCAACAGCTTTTTGTTGCCTGTCAAGTTCCTCAGGGTCAACTTCTTCCAGAAGACCATTTTCTCTCAAAACTCGGTCTCTTTCAGACAGAGAATCACTTAGTTTTGAAATCTCTGCTTGAAGTGATCTCATTCCTGATTCAAGTTCAGCAAGAGAAGCGTGAGGGGGATTTTCCTCCTCTGTCTCTGCCTCTTCTTTTTCCTCAGGTTCAAGTTCAGTCTTAGGCTTAGGCTCAACTTTTTCTTCCTCTTCTTCTTTCTCAAGTTCGAGTTCAAGTTGAGTGTTTTTGCCTACAAAATCGTCATGACTTTTTGGAGCTGTCTCGTTTTTTACTTCTTCCACCTTCTCGGGGGTTTGTTCCACGGGAGTTACCATTATCTGAATCCTTTCCTAAAAGTTTAATTTTTGCTTCTTCAAGTTGTGTTACATTGTCCTCATGATTCATCTGGATTTTTGAATCAATTTTTCTCATTTCAAGATCAAATTCCCTGTCTGCTTCTTGCTGAGAAGCCTCAGATTGTTGTTGGTTAAATTCTCGGACTTTGTTTAACACTGTAGCCGGTAAATCTGAGTATTCCAAAATAACATCTGGGGGGATGGCATTTGGATTATTCTGAGAAAATTCTGTTAACAATTGAGCAATTGCCAATCGCATTGTTCTGCCTTCAAGACCTTCTTCAACTTGGAGATCAAATTCGGCAATTTCAAGGTCTTTCAAAAGATCTGGAGCTGTTTTCATAAGCTCAGCAAATTGAGGCCCCAGAATCCTTGCGGCTTTGAATTGGGGTAAGTATTGCTGAATGAAACTTAAGAGCTGTCTTCCTGCGTGCATTCGAGATTTTTTGTAATTACTAAAAAGGGTAAAAAGAGCAACAATGTTACTTTGTTGTCTCATTCTAGCAGTTACACCAGGTTCCCTTGAGGTTGTTTGAATTGCCAGCAAAGGGTCTTGAACATTGCTCAAATCTTTCATAAGTTGATCGTATTTGGCAATTAGGTCCCCGTAAACTGGAGAAATGGACGGTTGAGTTTCAAATTTTACTGCTCCACGAGCCAATGCTCCCTCTTTTACCACTAAGCGAAAATTCGGGGCAGAAGAACGGGTATCGTATTCATCCTCATTTATGATTGTTCCTGCTTCATGGATTAAAATTCCTTTGGGTAAAGTCTGAAGCAAGTGCATTAGTTGCCGGAGCATTGTGTTGAAGCCCCTTTGAGGGTCTTTCATCATCGTGATTGCCCCGAACCAGCGATTTCTCACGTCATTTTTAAAAGCCCCGTAGAGGGCGTAAGGGAAATGATCGGCATTGAATCCTGTGTAAGGGTTATCTCCGTGTTCGAGAAGAATTCCGCTTGTGAAAAAAGCATATTTTATAAATTTTTTCGGCTTGGGAATTCCCTGAGGAGGCTCCCTCAACTCTACGAATCCTTGAGGAGTTTCCATCCCCCCATTTTCCTCAATGTTTTTTACATAAATTTTCCAATCCTTTTCCTTCAAAAATTCTGGTTTTTCTGTAAGAGGATTTAAGAACCAAACAACTTTTTCAAATTCCCTATACCAGCACTCGACAACTCGGAATTTCCGAGAATCTTCATTGAAAAATTGAAGCATACTTTCCGAAGAAGTTCCAACACGTGGATTATTTTTCACCAACTCAGAATCAAATTTAGGAAAAATAACTTTTATTTCATCTTCATCGAGCCATTTTTCAACGAAAATATAACGACTTTTTTCGAGTTCAAGAGTATTGTCGTTGGAATCTAGGTAAAAATGCTCACCTTCAATTCTATGAGTTACAATTTTAGGATCAAATGGATTTTCCGTGTCAATAAACCATCCTTGAAGACTTCTCCCTGATTTAACCGCATGTTCATAGCAACATTGTTCTGTCTCAGAAGTTTGAACTTTGACTTGGTGGAATTTAAAAATTCGGGCAATCGGATCAGCCAAGGCCAAATCAGTTTCTTCAACCGGAACTGGTGTAGCGTTTAATCTTACGTCAGAGCCAAGTCCTACGAGAGCATCAATTTTAGGCTTTATCTCATTGTAAACACTGCCAGGGCGTTGCTGTTTTGCCAAAAGGGCTAGGATTGCTTCACTGTCTTGTTCCCCTGCATAGAAAGCATAATCTTCCTTTGCCACAGATCGCCAATCTCTTTCTGGAGTTGCATTAACTGCTTCGCCAAACCAAGTTTCCAACTTTTGCAATTTTTTAATTTCTTCTTCTTTTTGCATTATTTATACCGCCATCCAAGCTTGTGGATCAGTGTAAGTGTTGTAGTAAGGGATTTTGTCCTCAAAAACTTTTTGTTTAACTGTGGAATAAGGTTCCCCATCGTCTGTGAAAAATACCTCTGTCACCAGTAAGGCTTCTGCGTGGTCGGGGGAAAGAATTTTCCTGCCGTCTCTCATAGCTCGACCTCGGAAAGATTTTTTCGATTCAACTTTTATCACTCCAGTACTAGGATTTATGTCATAATGTGGAAGGGAAAGCTCATTTACTAGTGTTCTTCCTTGCTCATTGTCAGGAAAACTGTATTGAGAATTCATGCACCTTTCCCTCATTTTCCACCAAAGATCATCTCTCAGCTGATAAAAAAGCTTTTTACCCGTTACGGGAGAAACTTTAAAAGATTCTCGTGTAACATTTACACCTTTCACCATTTTTGGATTTATATTTTCATAATACCTGATGAGCCAATCAGTGACACCGAAACCTATCCCGTTCTCATCAATACCAATGCCGGAGGCTTTTTCCAGCGAAGCTGTAACTTTTATAAATTCTCCCAGATCACAATGATTAACTTTATCATATTCGTGGTAGGGGAAAATTTCCATTCCTCTTCTTGGCATAACAACAGATTTATCCCCACCTCTTCCCGCTACGTCAACACCGATGATTTTTAAAGCATCTTCGGGAATATGAACTTCATTACCAATGCATTGGTTAGCCCAGTGAAATGGAATTACAACTTGCCCATCAGTTCCTTCAAGAGGGGGTTCGCCGAGAACTCGAATTCGATAAACATTAGAATCAACCCCGTATTTTGTTTTCATGTAATCTACGTAGTCTGTAGATACATTTGTACTATCTTCGGAACTCCAGTGAAATTTTTCCCAAGCATTTTTGAATTCTGGGTGAAAATGAGTATCAAAAAAATACCCAGTATTCTTTGTCATATTTCCGATAAGGATAACTTTATTATCCTGAGAAGTCAAGGCCCCTTCGAGGGGAAGATAAACTGGATCAGGCACACCAGAAGCTTCATCCACAACAATTAGCTGATGAGTTGCATGATGCCCTGCGAGTGTTTCAGCTTGCTCTTCTGGAGAAGCCTTGGCATTTACAGATAGAGCCACGGCAAACCATTCTTCTTTGTGATTTACGTGGTGAATTCTTTCTGAGTTCCACTTAAATTCATCTTTAACTTTTGACTGTCTCAGCCATTTATGAATTTCAGCCCATAAAATATCCCTAAGTTGATGTTTAGTTGGTGCTACGCAAACTATTTTCGGGAATGGTCGAGTTGTCATGAACCAAAGGATTGCCCAAGAGGCAAAAGCATCTTTGCCACAACCATGGCCACTTCTAGCCGTGTACTTTTTCCTCTTAGGATTAACCAAGGACATTAAAAGTTCTTTTTGTTGTTCACTTGGCTTTGCCCCAATGCATTCCTC